CTGCTCTCATAGCAAGTTCCTGCATCTGCTTAGGGTCTGTTGCATTAGCAAGGTCACCTTTCAGTTCACGAAGTTCTGCTTTAATTGCTGCTAAGCCATTTAGTTTAATAGGAATCTCAATCGGTGATGCTGCCATATTATATAATGGTGATTATTGAAGTTGTGTTTTAAATGATTTCAGTTGAATAACCAAGTTGCTCGAATGCTAAACTAGCGTATTTATTAGCCGATTTCAAGTCTTGCATCTCAGTTGGTAATATCTCAACTGTGAATGTGCCTTGCTGAACATCTGTAAAGATAGGTTGATTACTTTCAAAAGTAGTTCTACTTGCGTATGTAGCTACTGCAATTTCTAACGTTTTACCATCTGCTCTCGCAGCGAATTCTAGTCGTGCATAGATGCTTTCTAAATTCAACTCAGTACCTGAAATTGTAATACTCTTTTTTTTGTTTGCTTTTATTAAAATCGCCATATTTATTTTTTATGTTAATAATCCTTGATTTCTTAATGCCTTTACTATCTGCTTTAATGTATAACCATCAAAAGTACTTGCATCTGTTACTGCCGTTCCTATTCCTACAACAAATGTTGATGCTGCTACTGCCGTTGTTTCTTGATAAAGTTTAATTATTCCTCCGTTTTCAGTTCTGAAGTGTGGTGCTGCATTTCCTGCTATAATGTCATTTGAATACATTTGAAAAGTATCTACTATATTTGTAGAAGGAACTAATGTATGATTTGTTATAACTAGCGTATTGCCTCCATTACCCATAAACTTATCTACTCCATAAGTTCCAATACCATCTCCTAAAATATATGCAGTTTTACCAAGTAAACCAAATGAACCATTTCCCCTTGCAAGTGTTGAAGCGTTTTCCGAGTCAAAATGTGTCATAAATACATTTGAAGGTGCAATGTCATTGCCTGATGGAGTTTTTCCTAAGTGAATAGAATTTAATCCACTCATTGAACTTGCTCCCGTTCTTCTACCAATATGTATAGTACTATTGCCTTTTACATTTGTTCCATATCCAATAGCAATTCCATAATCTCCTCCTACTCCTATTCCTCCTGCATTCCCCACTCTAGTTCCACCTGATGCTAAAACAGAAGTAAATGTACCTAATAATGTACAGTAAGATAAAGTAGGTGTAATCATATTAGTACTACTATATCCAACGGCTACATTACCAAAATTGTTATTACCCCATTGAATAAGATTGTAAGTGCCTGACTTTATCGAGCTTAAAGTATTATTTGCAGGTTCAAACCAATTCTGTGTTCCATCTCCATTTACAGTTAAAATATTAGCCGTATCAGCACTATTCCTAACTCTAAATGCAATATCAGTAGACAAAGCACCTTGCGCTCTTACGTCAAGTCTTACAGTTGTTGCCGGGGTTGCTCCGATTCCTAAACGTTTATTTGTATTGTCCCAAAATAGATTAGAATCTTCTTGTAGTAAATTACCAGTACCTTCAAACAATATCCTTCCAACTGTTCCTGAAGTAATAGCAGTTGTTCCAATAGTCAGACCACCACCACTTGATGGAGTAGGTATATTTAAAACATCTGATACAAATGTTGCAGCACCAGTTCCAGTTGTTGTTAACGTTATTGCATTCTGCTTACCGTTAAACGTGCTCCAATTGGCTGAACTTAATGCACCCCTATTTGTTGCACTCGCAGTTGGTAGATTGAAAGTATGTGTACTAGTTGCTGATGAAATATTGAAATCTGTTCCACTAGTTCCAACTGATAAAAGTTGAACATCTGCACTTAATCCATTTAAGGCAGTTATTCCAGTTCCTGCCATTATACCTGCTTGTTGTGTTACAGTTAATATAGTGGATGGTATTAATGGATGGGTAAATGGAGTAGTCTGCGCAGCTTCATAAAGTAGTCTAACGTGAGTATCTGGTGTGCTCCACATTATTTGATAATAATCTCCTGCAACTACATCTAATACATAGTTCCAAGCTGCTATTATTGCAGATGCTATTACTCCTCCTGTTAAAACTATTTTACCACCACTTCCAGGAACATCTACTCCATTTTTTCTTAACCAAATATCTACAGTATCAGTGCCACTATTTGTTCTATCAAATTGTGCTGAAAATTGAATATTATAAACGCCAGTATTAGCAATTGTTATTCTTGTCAAATAACTTCCATCACTTACAATTGTTATCGTGTTACTTAAATCAGTAATACCAAATCTCATTGCATAAGGCGTATTAATTGCAGCAGCAGTTTGTATAGTATTATCCTGAAATGCCCCGTAGTATCCACTAGGTGTTATTGCTCCAAGTGTATTAGAAGATATAATAACCCAATTTGAACCCGTTGATTGTACAACAAAATAATCATATTGAGATAAAGACCAACTTGCAGCACCATCTATCAATTGACCACCACTTGCTAAGAATGAAATAGTACCAGTTCCACTATTCTTAACTACATACGTCTTACCTTGTCTACCTACTGCAGTTGGTAACGTTACATTGAATGAATTTGCAGTACAATTAACTAAATAATCAGAGTCAACAAATGAATAATTAGCAGTCTTAACTGCTTGTGGATATGTCACAGATGACTTGTGAATAAATCCAGTTTTAACAAGTTCAGATATTAGATTGTTATCTGCATAAAATTGAACTTTTGTACTATCATATTTTGTTTTATATCCTTCAAATCCATATTCTGAATTTGAAGGTGTCATTTTTCTATATGATTGTAGAAGATTACCACCATCTGTTGACTCTATTAAATCAAATCCATTTGTCGAATGGTTACGATTGTCGTCAAATGTTAAATCAGCATTTGCGTAATTGTCATTTATAGTATTTATGTTATCGTTTCCTCTATATATTCCATCTTCACTTACAACAAATCCATCTCCTTCAATTATACATTTAACGTTCGGCATTATTATGTTATTCTTGCCTTTAATATAAGCATCTGCACCTATTCCTACAGTATTGCTATTATCTGTTATTGTTTGATTTACTCCTGTATAAACTGCACTAAATCCACCGTGTGGTTTAATTGGTTTCTTCGTTATAAATGGTGCGAAATCTATCTCACTATCTGTAGATAATAATTCAACTTTTGTCAGTTGCTTATTATTAGCATCGTAGTCTATAATTTTGTTAATTGACCACCAAGAATTATCTATTCTAATCTTGTCGTTTAGCTTTAACTTCTGAATGTCATCTTCTTTCAAATTGAAGTAAGCAATCAACATCTTGCCAGTATTGATTTGGCTTATTGTACGTCTCCAATATGAATTATAAAGATTGTTATCGGTTGGTGTGTAGTCATCGTAGAACATAAAATCGCACAAAGCAAAGTTTATGTCTAACGTAGGATTCAACGCATCGTCATAGTGATGCATCAAAGGATATTCTAAGATTCCGTACAAGCCTGCAGAGCCTGAATCTATAATTGTATATTGACTGCACGATTTCATACCACCATCGTATAATATACGAAGATTAGTCTTAGGCGAACTACCTGCAACAATTGGAACATAAGCACCGAATATTGTTTGACCAATAGGTGAAGGTGAGAAGATTAATTCTTTTGTATCTATTCCTTTCACATACTCGTTGTCAAAGACATATTCCACTTGACCGTATATTTCTCGTGTAGTATCGTAGTAAGTTACGTTAGGTGTATCTTTATCTTGCTTGTATGTTAAGATAAGTTTCTTTGATGCTAGTTCTGGCAAGAAGTTTAGAATCTGCTCTTTGTCTTTTGCTAGTTTGTAAGTCCAATCTTTCTCAACTCCACTATCATAAAAGTCATCTCTAGTTTTTAGTATAAGTGTATTTGCGTTATTCGTATCTATCTCAACATATAGATTAAACATCTGAAATATTGACTTGACAAAATCTTTCTGCTTAATTTTATCAGGCACAAACTGATTCATATTCAAAAGTGTACCTACCGACAAAGTATTAGATGAGATATTAGCACTTAATTTTAAAGATGTGTAGTTAAGTTGAGGAGTCATTATAGCATCTACTACTGCATTATCCACCCAATGTAAAGAAGTGTTAGAGTTTTCAATTCTTAATCCTATCTCAAACGTTAATTGCTCCCCTGCTAATACATTGCTGACTGGAATAATATAGCTATTGTTTAAACTTATTATCGTTGTTGTACCTGGTGCAAATGGTGCAGAATTTATACCATCAGTCATAATGTCATATGGTATAGAATAAGTACTTATTGGATAAGCAGCGACTGCACTTCTGAATACTCTTATTTCTAAATAGTATCTTTGTTTTGGCAGTGATGTATATGAAAAGAAAGTATTTAATAAACGCAAATCTCCTGCAGTAGCATTCACAAGTTGAACATCTCCTACTATGTCAATTCCTACATTAACACATTCTGCTCCTGACAACGGAAAAGCACAAGTGTATACTCCAGTAGCAGGATTGAATAAAGCTTGAGTATCTACTATTTCAACAAATCCAGTTAAAGGCTCTGTGAAACCTGCAGTATATGGTGTTTGAACTATACTCACAATATCTGCTGCGTGAGTTGCTTCAACTGTATAGTTAGAATAATCAATCGTAACTAAATCACCGTTGTAAGGAATAAGTAGCTTGTCAAATCCACACGCAGCCAAAGAAGACCAATCATAATTATATCCTGCATTCTGAAAGATTCTATCGAAATAAACCTTTGCATAAATGGCAGGTCTAAAATCAGAAAGATTATACAAGTTGCCAGTCATCCACGTCAAGCCATATTTATAACCGTCAGTTACATCGTGAGTAAATGAAGAGTAAATGTTAGCTGAATTTATTGCGTGATTCAAATCCGAATAGTCAATGTCTCTTAACTCTTTAGTATCTATGTCAGTAAAGAATGTACTTGCTTGGTCTTTAATCAATACAGAATATTCAATGTCTTGTTCAAATGAAGTATCCTTTTGAATCTTATTAACTGACAACAACTGAACAAACGCATCTGCAAGAATCGGAATGCCATTTTGAACTACAGTACATTTAGTCAAAGCATTGATGTCGAATGTTCCTGCTACAATATTGACATCGTAGTAGTGGTTAAGCAAGTCGTGGTTATTCTTGTTGCCTACAAGTGTGATAGTCTTAGAGAATGCTCCTGCTCTTTTGCTTACATCACGAATATCTGCTACTCCAAAGTTTAAAGGAAAAGCAGTATCTTCTTTGACATCTAAATATCCAGTTGCTAGTTGTATTCTTACGTTATACATTGACAGTATTTTGATTTGCGTATGTAACTGTTATTGACTTCTTAAATAGTTTCTTGTTTCTTTGATTGTTTACTTCAAACGAATTCTCATTTATTGTAACTGCTGCATAAATATTATTAGGCAATTTTATGTAAACTAATGGCGAAGTAATCAACTGCTCAAAGTATATCGACATCTCTTCTGTCATCCAATTAGTATTCAAGTCTAAAGTTTTAGTAACATTTGATGAATAGATGTTTTGTCCGAATGCTTCAGGTGCATACACCCATTCTTGACTCACTACACTTCCTTGAATATCTCTATTGAATCCTTGTTTCTGCACATTGCCTTTTTCGTATGCTCTCAACTGAAAAGCAAAACTTCCATAACTTCCCATTCTATCTAAGAACAATAAAGAGTAATCTTCTATTAAGCATCGATAGTCAATGTTAACACGATATTTTCTTGAACATTGATTGCCTAAACTATTAGCATACCAAAAGTCATAGTATTGTGTATTAGTCTCTATAAGATTACCTACACCACTTACCAAAGTCAAAGTACCAAAGTTATTTGTTCCTACTGGTACACCTGCAATATAAGAATTTGCATCTACTACTTTACTGAATAAGTTACCACCGTCATTCTCAAAATAAGCAAAGCCTGTAATCGAATTGGCATTACCAAAGTTGATTATTAAGTCTTGATATAAAGTAGAATAGAATCCTTCTAGTGGCATATCAGTTAAAAGATAATCTCTAGCATTATTCAAGATATAGACACTTTGGTCGTAATTTATAAACTCTAAAAATGACCTCGCACCATTAAACACTATCTTTCTTTCTTCAAGTAATATATTTGGTGTAATAGTCTTTCTGTTATCTGAGTAGCTTACCGTTCCATCTATCGCAGCATTTGTTACTTGAGACCAAAGAGAGTTTACAGTAAAAGAAGTAGTACCAACTATTGACAAAACGGTAAACAGTCCTTCTAAGTTTGGATTAGCTGCTCCACCATCTGCTTGATTTATTCTAACTTGGTCACCTACTACATACGAATGTGTAGCAGTTATTCTTACGTTACCTGAGTTATTAGACAATGAAGAAGTATATGTAATTGAAGTAATATACTCCTCGCCTATCTTCACATCGTATTTGTAAAATGAATTGATAGCAGGATAGGTAACAGTTCCGTATAACTCACTATCATAACTTACTTTCGTTTGAAGTAATTTAGATATATCTATTCTACCGTATCCAGTACCGAACTCAGGAAACACTCTATACTCTGCTATCTTCGTTGCTCCACCTTGTGGATAGATGTCAAAGATATACTTGTAACCTAGTAGATTCTTGTTCGTGCCATCTACTATAAACTTAATCGGATTATACGCAGGTGTAAAATCTTGTGGTGCTGCTATTGATGTTATTGCCATATCTTATAATGGTGTTTATTTCATTCGTGTTTTAGAAACTAAAGTATGAATCATCTGTGTAGTAATTATCTTTTATGAATCGACCTGCATACTGGATTGCATCCATCGCATCGTCAAACAATTTGATAGGCTCATCTGTAATACTATCACCTACCTTCTTCCATTTGTAGTTTTCGTATTCTCTTTTAAGATTTGGATTGTCAAGGCATATCACACCGAATGTCTTCACATTGTCAATTCCTTTCTTCACTCCTTTCGTTGCGTTGTTTATATTGTACCCTGCTATCTGTATCTCTGCTATTATTTCGGGTCTTGAATGGTCACCAAGTATATCAGCATTCTTATCCACTCCTATCTCATTCATTCTCTCTATCAGCATCGTAGTCGTTAGATATGATTCATAGATTACTGATTCAACAAAGATGTCTTTTTCATTCCACCACACCTTCATCAATGCAGTTGGGTGATTGTACCCAAAGTCAAGTCCATAGCAAAATGATTCAAACCTAGCAGGTCTTTCTTTGACAAATTGCCAATTACTATATATGTTTGTTTTGCTTGTTGTCTTCTCACCTAATGCATAGATTTGATACAATGCTTCGTCTGTTCGTTTAAGGTCTTCTATCTGTCGCTTGATTGAATCAGGTAGGAATGGATTATCTTTATATGTAGATTTTATTAGTATGCTTTCTTCTTCAGGCAGTTCGTATAACCAACTTGAACTATCGGAAGGATTATAGTCGAATATCATTGTATTCTCAGTTCTCATATTCAACTGTTGGAAGTCTTCAAACCAAAGTTCATTGGCTTCATTACACCAACCTATATCACGTTTACGACCTCTTATCTTCTGCTCGTCATCTACTGAGAAGAATTCAACGATAGAGCCATTGCCAAACCGATATATATTCTCACTCTTATTATGGCTCGTCACCTCATAGATTTCTAAGTCTTTCATTATCTCAAAGAAGTCACGCATCACAGTTGCTCTTAAAGCAGGGAACGTCTTCCTAACTATTGATACTACCTTGTTTGGATTCTGAAGGCAGTAGACGATTATAACCTGACAAAGTGAATAGGTCTTACTTGAACGTGAGCCACCTTGATTGATTATGAATCGTGTAGATGAATCAGATAAGGCAGTATAATTCTGCTCAAAGATTTTAGTTGCTTTGATTTCCACTTATAATAGTGACTTTGATTTCGTTTATCTTTTCACCTTGAGATGTCACATCCGTTTTTTCAGTTAATGAATTTAATCGTTGTGTAATACTTGGATTGAATTGCCCAACCATACCTCCTTCGATTTGGTCTTGACGAATGACTTTCTTTATATGTGAACAGATAGTACGATATGCGTCATATGCTCCTTCAGGATTATCAAAGTAATGATTTATTGTGCTATAATTTATAAAGCAAAAGTTCTCAAATCCTTCCATTGTAAACGGTGGTGTATGAAACTCAGACTTTACTCCTGTTGCAGTTGCTTTCTGTATCTCTCTTGGCTTTATGCTTGTCTTATACTCTTGGAATAGTTCGTATAGTTTCTCAGGTGTTTCTATATACTTATGTTTTGCCATTATTCGTATTTTTCTAGTTTTCTAAATAACACATTTCGTGGTACACATTTTGTGTAACTTGATTGAATTCCAATTCCTTCACATCTGAGTAAAAAACACAATAAGAAGAATCAGTTGCTTTTAAACATTTCTTTAACTTACTCCATTGCTTAGAATGTAATTCTTGATTGATTACTGCTATATAATATTTCTTTTCAGAAAAGTTTTCCAATTCCATCTAATTCTTTTATTACATCAGGATTATTATCATAATGAATATCTATACCTAGTTCTTTAATCTTCTCTACTTTCGCTTTATTGCTTCCAGTAGCATATATTCTTGAAGTTGGTATTCCAATGCTTTCTACTCTAGATAGCATATTATCTTTGCTTCCTCTTGCTGAAATAATGTAGATAGTGTTTCCTTCGTCTTTTAAACGTTTTGCTAGTTCAGTTCCTTTCGATGTACTTAATACACCATCATAATCAAAACTAATCTTTTTAGTAGCAAATGAATCTTTATACTTTGTCAAAGCTGACATCTTATCTTCATACCATAGAGAATTACATACTGCGAATCTTTGAGATTCATCAGGATATTTAGATTTGGTTTCTTCATCAGACATACATCTTTGAAGATACTCTATTTTATGTTCTCCTTTATTTGGTATTGGCATTTTGTATAAAGTTATATGCTTGATAAAGTAGTTGAATCTGTCTTACATCCGATTTAATGAAGTTTGCATCTATCTCTATGTATATTCCTTTCTGTTGGAATATGTATTCTTTGACTGATGCTATCATATAGTCGAGATTCACTTCTTCTTAGTTCGTGTTTTTTTCACTACTGGAACTACTTCTTCTTCCGTCAATTCATCACTCCAAACAATTGTTCCTTCAGCTTCAAAGATGTGACCTAATCCGTTTCTTGAATACCAATCGTAATCCTTTGGTAGTATTTTATCAATTATTACATTCTGATTCCCTAAGACACTATTATACACAATGACAGTCTTGCCTTTATATTCATCCTTTATTTGCATTTTTCTCATATTCGTTTATTAATAAAAATATTATGTGACTAAGAATCGCAGCAGCAACAAACTTGTTTGTGTATTCGTAATCATTCCATATTGCTACAGTCATTCCAATAGATAAAACAAAAGTGCTTAATGCTATCCATCTACTCATAATGGTCTTTTTTCAATTCGTGTTTTAATCGTCTTAAATCCTGCTTCATTTCTGTTATCATTGCGTGTGCCGTAAATACCGAAATATCAAAATGGTCTGCTATACTTCTTGTCGTATTATATCCTTTGTCGTGGAATGTCTCAAAGAATATTAGTTTGATTCTGTCATCTACTGTGTTACGATAGATTTCTATAACTGACTTCTGCTCCTGGTAGTTCAATTCAAATAGAATCTTATCTTTCAATTCATCTTCTGCTTCTTCAATAGGCATATTATTCTCTACACTATTGACTATCTCTATCTTGCTATTAGTATCTCTAAATAGTAACTCACATTTGATAAAATGAAATAGAAAGTCTTGAACGTTTCCGTATTTGAACTTTGATTCGTTTTTTAGACAATTTAGATAAGCATTAGAGATGACTGTGTCTGCTTCAATGCGTATGTTTATACGATTCAAAAGATACATCGTGTACTTCTTCACATCAATGTAATGCAGTTGCAGATATCTATCCAGTAAGTCCTTCATACCAAATAAAAAAGTCTTTAATAAATATCTTTCGTCTCACCATTGAACAAAAACAATCCTTGCTCGTTATTCCGTTCACTCTTGCGTAAATCGCATCTAACTTCTTACACGTTATCTTCGCAGTTTGAATAGTTGAATCAGCTATCTTTATTGATTCGATGTAGATTAGTTCATCTTGCTCAAACATAGTGATGTGATGTAAGTTAATAACGATGTGATACAAGCAAATGTGAAACTACCTGAGTAGATTAAGCCACTCCAAAACCCCATACATTTGAAACAACCTAAGCCTGAATATATCCAGTCGGTTAAAAAGTGAATAGGCAAATAGTTGAAAGTCCAATCTATTACAAACTGAATCGGCTCGAATTCTACAAACCACCAAGCAAAAGAAATAATTATTAAATACTCCATAGACGTTAATTTCGTCAAATATAACCTTATATTATAAATATGCAATTTTATTTATATAATTTAATTCTTTTTCATACGCCAAATAAGCATCATATTCATTTAAAAAATAACCTAAATATTTAACTTTACTACCTATTTTAATCCCGGCTTTCCATTTATTATTAGCTTTGCTCCAATAAACACCCTTATATTTACTAGAATATTTTCCTTGAGTTTTACAAGCATTAAATCTTTGAGTTACTATTTGAAGATTTTCAACTCTATTGTCTAAAGGATTATCATTTATATGGTCAACTACTAATTTATATCCATTAGGTTTATGAAATAGAAATTCTTCAGCTACTAACTGATGTACTTTTTTTGTTGTGCGAATATCCTTGTTCACTAATGTGACTTGCGTGTATCCAAATTTATGTATAGAAAATTTTAAAATTTTTTCTTTATTAAATTTAAGACTTTTTACTCTACCCAAATTTGATATTTTATAAACATCATTAAAACCTTTTATGCTCCTCCAAATTTCTTCTTGCATTTTTTTACAGTTAAATAACGCAGTTAAAAAGAAACGAGGAAGGTGTAACTGCTTCACTTTTCAAACGGTTAATTACTTCCGTTCTATCCTCGTATGCAAATATAAGATTAAATTCTAATCAACTCCCTTATATAACAAATTAATTATAAATATGTATATTAAATTTCTCATTCTTTCGTTTCTTTTAAATGATTTTTAATATCGCCAATAGTATATATTCCTTGATTAGAATTATCTATGGCTACTACCTTTATATTATCAGGCAACATCTCTGCTAATAGATTAGTGAAATATATATCAACCTCACCATTACCTATACCAACACGTCTCGCTATTGGTTCTACCTCTCCAGTTGAAGGTATCTTTACTCCGAATGTAGTACTCATAACCTTGTATATTTATCTATTATTACTGTAATCATTATCAATCCAAATGCTATTACACCTATTATTATTTCTCTACTCATTGTTTTAGTTTTAGTTTGTACTTCAAAAGTAACTCTTTTAATTCAATCTTCGTGAATTTCTTTACTTCATATGCTTTTTCACGCAAAATTATGAATTCGTCTTTTCCTATCTTCTTTTCAAGATTGAGTCCGTACAAAATTAAGTTTCCGTGTAGAAAAGTATTACAATATTCACATTGAAGATGTACGTTATTCTCGTCAAATCTTACATTTGCGTGTCCTCCACTTGAAAAGTAATGACCTGCGTTCTCTTTTTTACAAGGCTTGTCGCACGATATACAATTCAATCCTTTATCACGTTGTCTAATCCAAGAATTAAACACCTGTTGAGTCATCTTCAAATAGTCTTGCAACGTTAATAAATCTTCTTTCTGCTTAATCTTCTTTTCTTTCTTTATACTGGCTAAATTCTTCAATGCTTGTGCAGTCTTTAAGCATATATCACAACGGTTAGTTGATAAAGTAGAATTGAACTTTTTGATAGGTTCAAATTGTTCGGAACAAGTTTTACATTTCTTCATTTTGTTGTTTTAAAAATTCAATTAATGGAAGTAAAATTCCTTTAGAAGTATTCATATCTCCTCCTGCTTTATCTCTATTTGTATTCAAATATTTTCTACATAAATCTTTTAGCTTTTCAGTTTTAATAAACATACAATGAAAATCACTTAACCAATAGCACCAATATTCAGCTTCACTTGTTGAAAGTCCACTTCTCTTACCTCTTGATTCATATTCTACATAAATATTACCAGTTTCCAAACATCTAAAATCTCTTTTAATTTCTATTTTACTTCCTAATAAATCATTAAATTGTTTTTCATAAACTTGACCTACTTTTAAATCATATTTAAAATCATTATTATATTCCATCTATTTCTTGTTGTTTAATTAATTCCTTCTTTAAATATAGTATTTGTAATCTTAAAGCATCATTTGTTCGTGTTAATGCAGTATTATCGTCTTCAAGCATTTTAAAGACTTCTAAGCTATAGTTCAAATCATTTGCTTCACGTAGTATCACTTTTTGTTTTTCTTCGCTTACACGTTCTAATGCACTCCTAAAAAGCAATCTATTGATGCTTATCTTTATGTTTAGTCTTGCAGTTGCTATATCTGTTGATTTCATAATACGTTTTTTCCTTCGTTTAAAAATTGTGTTCCGTTCTGTAATTTAAACATAATTGGCTCAGCTGCGAATGTAGGCTTACCACCAGTTTCAGTTTCTTTAACTTTCTTAATGTGTACTTCGGTGTACATCCAAAAGTTAGTGTGCATTGGATATCTATGAATAACAATGAAGTCATCTGCACGATTGCCCCACTTACCACCACCTTCAGCATCTGCCATATTCGGTGCTTGTGGCATACCTTCGTAATCACCTGCTTTATGCGTTTTACGAAGTGCTTCTGTTGCTGCGTGAATACACATATAAATTGAAGTATTCGTTTTTTTAGCAAACAATCGAAGTTTAGTAGCCATTTCATAATCCAAATCGTGTGCATTAGCAAACTTTGGCTTTAAGAATGAATTGTGTGGGTCAATCATTAAAGTATCATAATCACCTAACACTTGAACTTCTTTCATAAATTCTTCTATAGTCCAAGCCTTTTGAGCATCTATAAAATCAAAATGCGATTCAATAAAGTTTTTACAATTTTCTAGTTGTTTAGGTAACATATCTTTAATCTTGCATCCAGCATATAATTCAATTAGATTGCGTTTCAATCCGTTAACACTATTTTCAGCTGAATAAATTAGATGTTTAAGATTATGCTTTTTAGCCAAACAAAGCAAGTACCATAACACCCAATACGTTTTGCCTACATTTGCGTGTCCTAACACGATGTTGAATGAAGCACGTTTAAATCTTAAGTTAATATCCAAATCAATACCTAATCCTAAACCCAAAGGAATCTTATCTAACCTAGACAATTCTAAAAATTCATCACTACTTCTATGATTAACTATCATTTCTTTTTTGTTTTTATGTGAAAGCCATTTACATCAATTTCATTACCCCATTGGTCGGTTGAAATTACATCCGCTTTTGTATTTATTTTTTCTTTTACTTTCTCTTTTACTTCTACTTGTACTTTCTCTTTCTCTTCTACTTGTACGGTAGGGGGTAGTTGACACCCATCGGTAGGGGGTACGGTAGGGGGTACGGTAGGGGCTAAATCTAAAACTTCTCCAGTCTTATCTTGATATCCTTTTACTTGAGAATCAATACTATTAGTCTGACTTATATATGCAAATTTTGCCATACCTTTCAAGGTTGTTGGTTTAATTCCTAAAAACTGTCTATCTAATAAAGCATCTATAAAAGAAATTTTGTCTTCAATCGTTTCAAGTTCGTTGTAAACATCGTAATAACTCCTAAAGAAGTTAAATCCTTTTCGTTTAGTTAACTTCATAATAAATCGATTGTAGCTATTTGTTTACGTAATTCCTTTGACAACTTAATAGCTGTTTCTTTATCCAAAGATATAAATGAAAGCGGAAAATCTCTGCCCTCATCAATTTTGATTGTAATTTCATTATATGAATTGTGAAAACATTCAATTGAAATTTCTTGTGTTCCTGATTGTTTAGTTCCGTAGAACAATAATTTTACATTTGCCATAATATAATAAACGTTTTAGGATTACGAGTAACCATTAAATAAAAAAGCTCCTATCGTCAAGGTGTGCAGACCTATCAGATAAGAGCTTAAACTAAATCTTTTGAATCCCCTGCACGAGAATATATGCAAATATAACTAAATATTCTTAATATTCAAATCTTTATCTATGAATATTCCTCTTCTTGAATCGCATTCATCCATCCATTCATCTAGTAGCCATACATCGTATATTAAAGATGGTAATACATCAGCTTTTAATATCGCATCTTCTTTAGAATTAGCTTTACCTATCCAGTAAGCAGGTTGGTTTTCTCTTGTGTAAAATACTTTATAGTACATTTTGTTTAAATTTAGGTGAGCATCCTAATAAAATAGTTCTTTCAAACATTTTTCTATAATCTTTCTTGATTTTGTGCTTCTTAATCATATCAATAATAATCTTATCAAACACATCTCCTTCAATTTCATAGAAATCATAGTTAATTACTTTTTGACCTTGTGTATTGATTTGTGCATTTTCAACTAATAAATCAAAGTTAGCTGAAGGAGTTGCATTCAAATATAGCAACTGGTAACATTCTAATATAGCTTTATCGTACATAGTTAAAAAATTAAGGAGGCTTTTACACCTCCGTTAAATTAAAAAGGTAAATCGTTTGCTTCAGATAGTTTAGAACTCGTTGACTGCATCGACATACCAGTTGGTTTTGCTTCTACTCTTTCAACAAATTCAGCTTTTACAATGTTGCCATCTGTCCAAGCTACTTTGCCGTTTCCAACAAAGTTCTTTTTAACCTTTGCTTCACGGTCTTCTTTTGATTGCTGAACAAAGATACTAGCATTGTTACCATAGTCATCTTGTTTGTCGTTTACACTCATAGTGTACTTATCGTAACCACCTTGTGCATTTTTCATACTGAAATTAATTAAACTACTCATCTTAAAATTGTTTGTAATTGTTCGTAATATTGACGTGCCACCTTGACACGTTCAATTATCTTATCTTGTGCTTCTTCGTCTTTTTGCACAATAAATCTTTTAACTCTTAATTCATTCGGTATCTGGTCGAAGTTATGTGAAAGCTGAACTGCATCTCTTACATCTAAATCCTCGTCAATTAAATGTAGTTTCCAGTGTTCACGTCTTACTTCGTCTTCAACTATTTCAAATGGTGTATTCATAAGGCAGTACACTAACTCACTACTATCGTGATTCGTTAGCATCATATAACCTTGTAACTGCCAAAAATAATCTTTATTTTTTAAAGTAGAATCGAACATTGGAAAAGTACTACCGTTCCAACTGCATTTTATATCAGCTAAAAGATTATCTGTACAAATGTCAGGCTCTCCAGTTAACCATTCGTTGTTAAATCTTGTTTCGTTTTTTACTACGAAATCCCATTTAAGAACTTCTGATGCAAACTGGATAGCTTCGTCCTCCATTTGTATTCCTTTGTCAGTATAACGGCTTGAAAAGTCCTTATAAATACCTAATTCTTTCTCTTTGAATACATCTTGAATGTATGTCTTTGCAGTTTCAGACAAAACCTCGCTTTTAGAACGAGATTCCGTCATCAGCTTTCCTAGTGAACTGCATCTAAATAGTAATTCGCTCATAATGCTTCTATTTCTGTTTTAACTTCTTGCCAGTATTCTTGTTCTTGTCTTCCTCCTGATTCCATAAATGACCAATAACCAATATTAATAATCTCATCAACTGCAATTAATGCACATCTTTCAGCATAAAAAATAGGCATTGTAAATCCGTCAAACATTTCTGAGTCAGAATCTATAGTATAAAAACTATCTACTAACTCTTTTGCTTTTTCTTTTGGTGTCATAATAATTGTAATGCTGACTTTTGAAGGTCTGTGAGTTCAAACTTAAATAAATCCTCTTTTTTCGCCTTTCCATCCTGAATTGCTGTTAAAGCATTTTCGAATCGGTCAATAGTAATCGTAGGTTTCTTATTAACGTGTTTAGTCACATCGTTTGCATCGTCATCTTGCATACTTAAAGATAACAAACTTTGAAGTGTGTAACGTCTAAAATAAGAAATACATCCTCCTAACTTTTGTGGGTCGTTTAACTCAGGTAGTTTAATCTCAGCATTAATATCTACACCGCTTTCAATGTCAACTATTACACTATGCACACATCCATTCATAATAGGTTGCAATAACAGTAAATTGTACTTATGTAGTATCGGTTCAACTACATCTAGAATAGTGTTTAAATCTGCATATTTAGATTTAAAAAATGGATTGTCAGCAGATTTATTAATCTTACCGATTTCTTGTTTAGCTAAATGTAGCTTGTAATAAATTCCGTTTGGTCTTGGAATTGCATCTTCGAATGTTTCGTTTTTCATCTTGTTTTATTTTTAGATTGTTTACAAATATACTACTTATTAACTAATATATGACTAATTGTCGATATTTTTTCTTTATTTCTGCTATCGTATTCATAAATAGTAGCAGTCATTGGATAAAGTTTATTCAAAATCCACTCATCAAAGTTGGCTAATACAATGCTTTCAGCTACTTTATCAACTTTCTTTGTGTTTATGTGATGTATTGCAGCATCGTGATTCTTTAAATTAATTACTTTGGCAATGTCTTCGTAAATCATTCCTTTTTTTCTAAGCAATTTTGCTGCATTAGTCTTCATTTGTTGATAGAATAAACCACGATATTTGAACTTGAAATAATCTTGAATATCTAATTCTGTTGCTTCAGTATTTCTGTTAATGTATGTCTCTATTTCAGTCATAATTACCACTTTTTTTTATTTAATAATTTGCCATATTTTTTAGGCGATTTTGTAGTTTCTTTTACTTTAATAATTTTGTCTTTATTTTTCATTTTCCATTGATTTAAGCCATTGTCTAAAGGCTAGTTGAATATTCACTTGTTGGTCGATTAATTCGATGTCAGCATCTCGCATAAAGTAGTTGTCAAATCTTCTGATTGATGCTATTAAATCGTTTGCTATCATCTTCATTTGTTGGTTGAATTGTTGGTCTTCTAAGAAATCTGCTAGTACTGGCATTATTCCGATTGCACCTAGCAATTTTGTTTCTTGTTTCATTTCATTTGTTTTATTAATCCGAAAATATGACTCGCTTTTTGATTAAAATCTAATCCTTTGCCTTCATCAACTGTAGATTGAATTCTAATCTTTGCCTTCGTTGGTTCAACGTAGGTGTTTTTTACTTCTGTTGGTTTAACATTTCTATTTAACCACGTTTGAAAATTTTCTGCTCTCATTTCTTTAGTTTTTTAAGTTCATTCTGTATTAACATTCTTTCGTATTCCTCTCTTTCAGCAGCATCAAATTCGTTGTTTCTATTATACTTTTTAATTCTGAAATCTGATAAGTATAACTGGTGTTCTAATTCTTTGATTCTCTCGTTCATCTTGTTTGTTGTTTAAGTATAAAATAATAGTTTTCTGCAACGTCTATAGCTAGTGTGATTTGATTAGCTGAATCCCAATCGCCCTCTTGAATGTAATAGGCTTTGATTGTTTCTAGTTCTTTAATTGTTTCGTTCATAACTCAAATGCTTTAATCTCGTTAATAACTCTAAAATAACTAGCCATAATTCTCTTGGTAACAACCATTTGAAACTCGATTACTAAATCTGATTTTGGCTTGAATCCATTAGGTGCAGCAATTTCTACGTTGTATCTACACATTGAATCGTACTTTTGATTTGATTGTTCTGCTAAGTCTAGCAAGTCAATTGCTTGGTTAGTTAGCTTTGTGATTTGTTTAATGTTTTTCATTTTGTTTTGTTTTTAGTTAATTGATATATGCAAATATATATATAATGTTTAGAACTACAATACTTTTCAACAAAATAATAACAAATTAATGCTAATTTATATTCATTCTAAATAAGAGTACAGGTAATTCTTGACAAAACTTTACAAAATATCAGCTTATAACTTTACAAAATGTTATAATTAACGTTTATTGAATACAAATATTTTCTACTATAGATGTATTTAATACTGCTAAAAGTATACTATACTGCACTTTTAAGTGTTTATTACGTTTATTAAGTGTTTTTCTCCTTCACAAGTGTACTATACTGCACTTTAGGCACAAAAAAAAGGAGGCTATTACACCTCCTCATTCAATCCAAACCTAAACAAAACAAAAATTTTAACTCTGCAAATATATTAAAAAATATGTGTTAACCTAGCAACTTGACCATTATATTTTGAATGTATATATCCTTCTACTGCTTTTACACCACCACAAAAACCGTTTCTGTGATGCCAAGAATCTGTACCACTTGGTGAACGTAGGCTTTCAATCGTGATACCAGGGAAGTCTTTGCCTGATTTGTGATGAATGTGATGCGTATATACATATCTGTGTTTAGTATTTGCCCATAGTATAGAATGTTCTGTAGCATATAGCAATGGCAATGCTTCTAATTTTGCACCATCACCGTGTGTAGTTCCTATAAAGTTATCATAGTACTGGAATGCTTTACGGTGTTTCAAGTCCACGTTAAAAACGATGTTTTCAGCTTTATTAAAATGTGCTTCAATTAACTGCAATAAAAAGAATCCGTGTGTATAATCGTGATTAGATGGATTGTAAACCACTTCAACATCTGCAATGTGTACTAACATCTCTAATAAGTCAATGTACAACTGTTTTGCAGTTAGAAAATTATCATACCACATACCATCTGTGTCTTGTGGTGTTCCTGCAGTTGTAGAACTCTTTGTATTGTCGGTGTGTAGAATATCGTTTCCTGCTACAAAAAGAATCTTGTCTATCGTATATCCTTTGCTTTTTTGAATGATACCTATTAATCCTTCTTTTGCTCTTTGTACTGCAATCTGACAATTATAATCTTCTCCAGTTTCAAAAGCACTAGCTAGTTTACCGATGTGCAAATCAGCAATATCAATTACTAATAAGTTAGAATCTTTATCCTCAACACGTTCTATCTTCTTATACTTTGGTGAATGCTTTTTTGTAGCTTCAATTGTTTCTTCTTGTATTATAGAAAATCCTTGTTCAACTTCTGTTTTAAAATTCGGATTCTTAAAGAATAAACTTGCCTTATCAGTCTTAAGCCATCCATGTTTAACATCTTCATCGTTTACATCTGCTGAATCAGTAGCAGTTTTAATTCCTCTATATTGTTTAATTATTTCAAATTCATCTGGCTTCAATCTTATTCTATTATTCGACATTGTTATGTGTTTTAGGTAAATATTTTGTCTAGTTTTTTACGCAATAAACGTGACATTTTGTAATAAAAAAACCTTCGTTGTGAAGGCTTTAGCATTATTTAATATTATTAATTTCTTGCAAGGTGCTTTTTGAATCTAGTTCTATACCGTGATTCTTAAAAAATGAAATAATCTCACTTAAATAACTGTTACCTGCTCTTGCTCCAGTCGAATAGATTTTTATAAATTGGTCTAATTGACCTGTAAAGATGAAACGATAACCTGGTACATAAGGTGACATCTGATAAGTCTTTATATTCTTTGCTATCTCACTTGAATAATAAGGCTTGATGTTCACTTGTTTATTCATTGGATAAGTTTTAGACCTACCTTCAATAATTTTAGTAAAGTAATCTATTTGTCTGCCTATTCCAATCTCTAAACTAGCAAGTTTCACGTTTGCACCTGAATCAGTATTACCGATATTACCAGGATTGTTTGTTCTATAACTTCGTGTACCAACTTTGAATCCTTCGTGGTCAGTCATCACTATTAATAATAACTTCAATCCTTTAGATAGATTCATCTTTTCAATCGCAGGAATATACTCTTTTAAAATCTCATCGTTAAATGAAATCTTTGCATTATTAATAATCGGCTTGTCAGGAAAATGTGAGCCGTTAATAGTCACTCCTTTGTACTTTTCAATATCCATATTTGTTTTATTTAAATTTAAACAAAAGTACAATTAATAAGACAAGAAATGCAATTATACCAAGAAATCTAAAGTTAAAAGCAAAACCTTTTCTTTTATCGTTTTTAATCGTTTTAATAGCTTCTTTATACTTGTACTTTGTATTGTACTTAATTAGCTTTAAAGTATCTCTAATCGTTTTATATTGGTATCTTATCTCATATCGTGTTAATGGTGCTTGTAACTCAGGACATTTAACAGAAACTTCACGATAGATAATCGAATCTTTGCCATCTTTACCTTTAACAATTGTGTTTACAGTAACTACTGTAGTGTCGCATATAATCTTACCACCTTTTTCAATGAATTTTCTTTGATGAAATTTCGCTGAACAAGAAATCATAAAGAATAAATAGATTGATAGCAAAAACATAAATACTAAAGTCGCTAAATGTGTATAGTTTATTTTCATTTTTATATGTATTAAAATATAATGTATAGATAATTTGTTTATTTATACTTGATAACGTATAATATAATAGCCAAAACGTGCATAATTTGTGACAAAAGTATAATATATTAGCTATGAATCTTCTTGCTAAATGCATCCGATATCTTACTACCTACTGCAACCGAAAGAAAACCGAAGAATACTTCAGAATTATAACCATGCATACAGAAATCTATTAAGCCAACAAGCACACAAATAGCAAATGAAGTAAACATTGTAAGCGAAGTTCTTGACCATTTACCGTCTTTCTTTAGTGTGTCACGAAATAACTCTTTTATTTTTTCTTTCATTTGGAAGTATAGCAACTAATTTCTCTTTTATTAATATCTCACTTCTATGTGTAGATGCTTGTTTTATTTCTTGCCTATCATTTAAGCACTGGAATAATCTTTCTTCTACAGATGACAATCTACTGTTCATCCAAATTAAAGCTATTACGGTCATTCCTAAAGCACCGTGCTTTTTGATAGTTTCTAAAATTTCAAGCATTGTGGTTTATTTATAAAAAAAGTATTGAATCGTTAAATCCTTGTGTTTGTTGTACTGCAGGTCTGATGTCTGAATCTCTATTTAACTGTGAAATAAAGTTTGGAAACAAGTCTCTATTAGTGTCAAGATACTTCCATAAACGTGATTCGTAGAAACTAGCTTTTTGTGCATAGTGGTCTTGAACAAAATTAACTTCACTTTGATTCACGTTATTTGAATAGTCACCGTTTTGCGTTTGAATTCCTTTATTCTTTAACTGGTAAGATAAACCAAAAGCAGCATCTTCTGCACTTCGCCAAGCTATCGCAGGTTGAATATATGTCACTAGTTCTTCTTCGTCAACTGTTAACGTTTGTGCATTATATGCAGTCAATATGTAGTTATAGAAATAAGTGCCAAGAATAGGCATTATTCTCATATCACTTTGAGTCTTGATGAAAGGCACAATATTGTTAACGTCAATATTCGCAGTTATTGGTGTTTGCGTTTTTAAATAGTTTTCTGTTACAAAGTAAATCATAGTGCAGGAGTTGGTTCAATTGGTTTTAACCCTAGTAATTCTCTTAATTCATTTTGCGTCATTGAATCAATTAGTTTAGTAGCTAAAGCAGGATTAACAGTTGCTATAATATTTGATATTTCGCTAGTTCTTTCATCCATTTCAACAATCGTTTCATTCACAATCTGAAAGTTATTGATTACTAACTTCGCATTGATATTGCAAATAGCTAAAATCTCGTTGAATATTTCTTCTACTGAATTACGCAAAGGAATAATACTGTTCTTTTCAAATATTACATAAGACTGTTTGATGTCGCTACCACTTCCAAGTTTACCACTTACACGAATACCCATTAAGATAGGGTCAATAATATGTGCCTGACAAATCTTTGAATCTATACTTTCAGTAGTAACCTGAAACAAGCCATCGTTTGAATTAGTAGGTATTGCTTCAATCGTTGGAAGTGATTCCTTATTATTAGCGAAGAATGCGATAGCTTTTCCTGCATTTGTAGCACCTTTTGCTCTATCAATAGTAGTTTTTATGTTCTGCTTTTCTTCTTCGTTCTGTGGTTTCTTAGGAAACATCATAGCAAACGATGGAAAAATAGAATTTTGTATGTTTGACTTTTGAAGATAAGACATTTCGCCATCTAAAAATGCCCAATTCATACAAGAAGAATACTGTGGTAATGTGTAAACGTCTTGACCTACTGAATAATCTTCATAACAGTATAGGAATTCACGTTCTTTTGTGTTGAATTTATAAGGACAAATGGTCTGAATATTTATCTGTGTACTCCAATCATCACAAATGTAGTACAAATCACCTATTGCATTCTTTCTTACCTTGTCTGCTGCGATATGCTTACAGAAAATAAGTGTACCAGTTTGATTAAATCGCAAGTGAAAGTAAACTCTTCCGTGAATGATTTTTTCTTTAGTAACTGCAGGAAGTATCTTTCTTAGATTCATTCGCTTTTCAAAAGCATAGATGTCTACTTTCTCCATTGGTGAAGTAGTTTGAGGATATTGCAATTCATAACCACCACCTACTGTAGCATTCGTTTTAAAGTCTACTACTGCACCGTGTAAAGGTGATGTATAGTACATTTGATTTAATAGCTGCGGATAAAGATTGTCGTTTCCAAATCTAACGAAATTACCTACGTTTAACCTAGCATTTACATAAGGTAGAGACAAATCTCCTCTTCCTACTTTTAAGAATGGTGTAGAAAATGCTTGATATCCTCCTACTTCTTCTACTTCTACGGATTTATTTGCTCCGAATTCATAACCTAAAATCTTCATTAATCGTATATTGTGTTTGTTACTACTCCTGCAACTACCATTCTGCCCTCTTCTACTACATTTAGACCAGTATAGTAATCTATAGCTTGGTCTACAATGACAATAGGATTTGCAGATTCGTAAACAGTATATGTATATTGCCCAATTACAAAGGTGGCATCTACACCTTCTTCTAATTGGAATAAATTGTATCTATCAATATAAGCTGATGTGTCTGTACCCATCCATTGAAAGCCTTGTGAATCTTTGTTGAATTCATTTTGGAAAACAAATAGATAATAAGGATTCGTAATAGTCGAAGTCTCAGTCAAAGTGAGTACAAAAGTATTTACAGAATCTTTTTCAAAGTATATCATATATTATAATGGTGTTTAATTAGCATTTGTTATAAAACAAAAAACCCCCACTATTAAAGTGAGGGTAGGGATAGCAAAGTTTACTTAAACTAGTAAACCTGCAATGATAGTAGGGTCAATTTCGTATGCTAAAGTTTCATTTTCAGCGACCATCGTAATGGAATACTTACTACCGTCAGCTTTCGCAGTTCCACTTCCTTCAGCTACTGCAGTAACTTGTGCAGTTGGAAAATACCAGTACTTACCGTTAGCATCTAAAACAATTACTGCTAAGTCTCTTTGTCCTTCTCCTAAGATTTTGATTGAACGAGATTTCGCTGCTTCACGTCTGTGAAACATTAGTGTAATAGTTGCAGTTACAAAAGAAGAGCCATTGATTAAATCATTAGCTTGGTCTTCCGTGTACATTCCTGTGTTTCTTTTGAACTCAAAAGGCACGAATGGTGCAGTTGTAGTCATCGCAGTCACTTCCCAGTTAGCATCATCTACAGTTACTGCAGTTACTTCGCTTTGGTCGTTTATGAATACTGTTTGGATACCGCCAATATTATTGTCGCATCCTTTGGTTATTGTCGTTATTGTGTTACAAATTGGCATAATTTTTTATGTATTAAAAAAGGGTAGGCGAATCCACCCACCCTTTTTAGTTAATTAATAAAACTAATTCTTAAGAATAAAGAACGATTTCTGTTGGGTTAGTATACCAGAATCCTACCTTCAAGTTAGCACGAGTTCTCAAATATGGCTCAGCAACTGTATCATTCAAGTTTACTGCTCTTAATGCTTTAGCATCAGCTTCAGAATCGAATGCATAAATCAAGTTATTCTTCAAAGTAAGAACTGCAGTATCGTTAGGAAGACCTTCAGCAACTACCATCTTAATACCTAAGAAAGTCAAAGCAAGAGGAAGTGTAACATAAGTTTGAGTGTTACCACTAGCAGCAGCTAATTCATAAGCAGTAGCAATGTTAGAAGAAACATAAAATCTTAAGTCAGCTTTCTTACGTTTAATTGAAGGAATAGCAGCATTCAAAATCAAAGTCAATTGTGCAATAACGTTACCTGATGTGATAGCAACATTTGCAACATCAACTACTGCAGCATCAGCTAAAAGTCTTTTAAGATAACCATCGCATAAAGCCAATAGAGGGTCTATTGAATCTGTATCACCATTCCATCTTAATAACTCAATATCTTCACCAATTTGCATACTCATAGTTTCCCAGTAGTAAGACATAAAACTAGCAACTTCAAAACTTCCGTTTGAACCTGCAGCCATTTGCAAAGAAAGGAATGATTGCTCTAAGTCGAATTGACAGATTTGAGCCATAGCAGATAAAGCACATACGTCAATATCGATTGCATCTAATGAATCAGTAGGTGCAGAGAATGCACAAGTACTTGATTGTAGGATAGAGCCAAAAGCAACATTAGCTAGTTTAGTAGCTGATTTGATACCAGGCAAAGTACGGTAGTTGTCTACAATATCTTCTGTAATATACGCACGAGAATAGAACTCGTTAGGATTAGCACATAAAAGTGCGTTTGTTTCAATATCTAAATTGAATTTTAAGTTTCTTGACATTTTTAGTCTTTGTTAAATTGATTAAACTTCATTAATTTTTCGTGAGCAGTTAATTTTGTTTGCTCGGTAACATCCGCAGCTGCTTCTTCTTCAGCAGTTGGAATCATTGCTTTTACTTCTGCAATTAGTTGAATAAGTTCATTGTACTTTTCATCTATTGTAGGCATAACGATTGCTAAGATAGCTTCAGCATCTGCAGTTGGGTCAATAGATAGTTCCTCTTTTACTGGCTCTTCTACTGGTGCTTCTTCTGTTACTACTTCTTCTTCAGTCGTTACTTCCTCTTCAACAACTGCCATTTCAGCAGGTGCATCAGTTGCAGGTGCATCTTTCACTTCAACAACTTCTCCATCTTTTACAACGTAGATTTTGCCTTCAATTAGATGTTCTCCATCAGGTAACTTCATACTATTATTTATTATTTGATTACTATTTAATTTTAATCCTAAGAATCCTTCGATTGAGAATCCTAACTGCTCACTTTCAACTAGCTTATTGTAATACTCTTTGTCAGTAATCTGAGCAGTCAACATTAAAGTTCCTTTAGGCACCTCAATACCATACGAACTAAATGCTTTATCAGATTTAGGATTCTCAACTATCCAACTTTCAAGAATATATGCTGGTACTGTTTGCCCTGCATCGTGTTCTAAGTTGAAAAGATTTTTGTTATTTAGATTCTGCATAAAATCAGAGTATATAGTTTCAATTTCTTGCTCAGAAAATTGAACGTAATATTCTCCTTCTTCATCATTTCTATATATATCCATTGGAATCATAGCAGGTGCTACAATTCTCATCTTTGGCTCATCAGCAAACTGCATTACTTTGGTATGACTGTTAAAAGCCATACCTTTGACTAAGATAGCAGGTTTAGAAGTGAAGGCAACCTGTTCAATTCCTAGTACTTCACCATCAGAATATTCTTCGTCAATCGTAACTTTAAAAATAGGAATGTCATTCGCCATACATTATAATGGCATATACTTTTTTTTGTTATATTTTTGTATATTTGTCAAAAAAACGTTATGATAAAAATCGGAACAAAGAAGATTAATAATGAAGTTACTGAGTTGACTATTGAACAGTTTGAGCAACTTAGTACAACTATTAACAATAAAGAACTAGACCAGTTTGAAAAATGGGCAAAGATATTTATTGACTTAGGAGCAGATGAAGATGAAGTTTATGATTTAGACTTTGATAAGTTTACAGAAATTGTAAAGAAATTTTCTGATACTAAGAAAAAGCCTGACACAAAGTTTCTTAAATCAATCGATTTTGATGGTTACACTTATCAATCACACGAAGATGAATTTAAACTAAATGTGCGTGATTTAAAAATGATTGAAAAAGCAGTTTCTACAAGTCCTGAGAACTATGTTTCTAAAGTTTTGGCTATTATTTTTAAAAGAACTGACTTGACTAAAGCAGAACACTATGGTGATTCACATCTTGCGTTGAAATCAAAGATGTTTAAAGAGCAAAAAGCAAATATTGCTATACCTTTTATGGTGTATATTGGTCAAAAGTTAGGTACTACTGCTAAAAATATGCAAGTTGAAACTGCCGAAATCGTGGAATGATATAACCGTAGAACAGTTCATTGAATTAAGGTCGCTAAATGGTAGTGACTTTGATTCTTTGTTTAGTTATGAAATAGAATGCTTGTCTATTTTAACTGATATTGATGTTGACGAGTTTGACGATTTAGATATTGACGAACTAGCAAAGATTGTTAAGCAGATTACATTCATAAAAAAGCAACCATCAGGTCTCTTCAAGAATAAAGTAAACAATTTTGTTTATATTGGTTTAGATAATTTAAAGTTAGGCGAGTTCATAGATTTGGAATACTACTTCGCAAATGATTATGTTAAGCATCTAACATATATTAGTTCAGTTTTGTATCGTAAAACTAAACTTAGCGAATGGGAAGAATTGATTTATGAAGATTATTCATTCAACATAGAAAAACGCAAAGAACAGTTTAACGAGTTACCTATTACATCAGTCTATGGAATCTGTTCCGAGTATCTTAAGTACCGTGAGAACTTCTTAAAAGTATATGAAAATCTATTTAATCCAATCTTTGATGAAGATGAACTAGCAGAAGAACTAGACGAAGAAGATGTCAAAGAACAAGAAAAAGAAGACAAAATAAATAGATGGTCGTGGGAGCATACGTTGTATAATTTAGCTAACGAAGATGTTACTAAGATAAAAGACGTACTGGAGTTAAATCTAGTCTTTGCGTTTAATATGCTAGGAATGAAAAAAGAACTAGAGATTTAAAGTAAAGTAGAAGACTCAGGCAAACTATAAGGTAATTCTTCTTCGTCTATCCAATTGAACTCTAAAAACATTTTTGGATTGTTTAGAATTCTAGCCATTTCTAATAATGGATATACTTCAAATTGCCATCTTATAAAGTCTTGCATAATTTCTGAAGTAATTGCTTGAACTTCTGAACTTGCTAACCACTTCTGTATGATTTTTTGAGGAGCAATATAAATTGTTCCTTTGTCTAAAAAGAAAAAGTAATATAAAGCATTTACAGTAATAGTAATGTTATTAAAGTTATCTGATTGCATAGCAGAAATTCTAATACTATCGTACAAAGAGCCAGTATCTATTAAGCCAAGTTTTTTGACTTCCATCTGCAAAGCTCTTGCTAGTTTATTTCTTGTTGCGTATTTTACTTTGTATGTTGGCATACTGCTAAATTACGGAATTTGTAGGAATATAACATTGTGTATAAGCATCAACTTCAAAAGTAATATTCATTACCCATCCTGCAGCGTAATCTAATAAGTCATTATTCAAAGGTGTGAAACTTGCTGAAGATACAACATCAATACTTACATCGTTTCCATATTTGAACTCTAAATATATATCATTCAATATCTGTTGAGCATCTGAAATAATCGTATTGATATTTACTCTATCTGCTTGTATTAAATCATAGCAATATATATCAACGGTTATTAAGTTGGTATTTTCTTGTGTAGTAAATGATACTGGAGTAACGTATACAATAGGAAACTTTTCATCTATTGTAGCAAAATTTGTCATTTGCTCTTTAAACTCAGTTCCGAACTTTTGTATCTGTAGATGTGAATTACAAAACGTTTCAAGTTTTTGAATTAATAATATATAGCTTGTCATAGTACTGCTGATTGTTGAATTTTACTCATCTTGTTTTGCACAGAAGTGATATCTGATTCTACTACTACTGCTTTAACTATCATTTGACCACCTTGTTGTTGTTGACCATTTGCACCAAATGTATTTGCGTTGTTGTTTGCTCCAAATAGATTAACGTTAGGAGTAGCTGCTTGTGTAGAAGTATCACCTGCTCCTCCTCCTACTGTTGTTGGTGGTGCAGTTGTAGTTGGTGTTCCTTTACCACCATATCTCGCAGAAGCAATCTTTAAGATATTACCTGCAGCCATTGCTGAAGTAGCAACAAGCCCTGCGATTGCACCAGGATTTGGCAAACCTAAAACAGTTAATGAATTTGTTGACAAGAAAGAAGTAATTGCTTTATATCCATCTATTGTAGCCATTCCTAGATTCATAGCTTTTTGAATGTAGAACTGTCTCTTTGCTCTTTCTTCTTTTGATTTCTCATCTTGTTTACCGTAGCTATTAGATACTGCAAACATTCCTTCAGCTAAAGAGTTTACACTTTGTGCATACTTAGAAGCAATATCTGCTTTCTCACTTAATAGTTTAAAATGATTTGCTTTTTCAGCATCTGCATACTTAGCATCAATCTCAGCAAGTTTCTTTTTAGTTTCTTCAGCAACAAATAATTCAGCTTCTGCACTACTTCCTAAAGCTAATAAATCTGCTTCACTCTTTGTTAATAAATCAGCTACTTCTTTTTCTTTAGCAGTTTGATTCGCTGCTTCTTTCATTGCCCAAAGTAAATCCTGCTGCTCTAATTGTTTAGCTGCTATTGCTGCATTCTTTTCTTTTTCTTTTTCAGCTTCTTTTTGATTTATCTTATCTCTTGCATCACCTGCTAAAAGACCATACATCTCAATTAGCTTTAACTTTTCTTCTTGTTCTTGTTTCGTTGTAGCAACCTTAGCTTGTGTATCTTCAATGAGCCTCTGATACGCAAGTTTTGAAACGAGTAATTCTTTCTTTACTCCTTCATCCATTAACTGAATATCCAAGTCCTGATACATTCTTGCTGCTGCTAATCTATCTGCTTGGTATTTCTTTTCTGCTTCAATCTTTTTAGCATTAATTTCTTTTTGTTTATCTGCATTAGATTTAGCATTTTTAGAACTTTCATCTGATTGTTTTTTAGCATCTTCCTTTTTACGATTAGCTTCAGTCTTATCAATCACTTCTATCTGATGCATAGAATCTTTGACTACTTCTCTTTGCTCGTTATATGATTTTCTTAAAGCTAAAATCTCTTCTTCATCTAAATCACCACTCAATCTTGCAGCAATCATTTTCTGTTTAATTGCTTCTAGTCTTGCAGCTGCAGTTTTTAAAAGCCAGTACTGTTTTTGCTTTTCCATATAAACAGTATTCTGACCATCAAGTTTAGCCATTTCAATCTCTCTATCGAAACCTGCTACTACTGCTGCACTCTTTTCTTCGTATGCTGCTGCAGTTTTCTCGGCTGCTGCTGCTTGTGCATCTGCTGCATCTTCTGCTGCGTTATTAGATAAGCCTAACCAATCGCACAAATCTTTGAAGGCTTGAACAACCATATCAATCGCATCACCAATCCAACCAAATACTTTACCTACTGCATTAAGAATTGGCTTTAAGATTCCAAGTTTATTCATTACTAAAGCAATGACTGCGACAATGGCTACAATCGCAGCAACTAATAAAAAGATAGGATTCGCTAATAATGAAATACCAAACTGAATGAAGGCTTTAGATAAACTACCGACAACCGAAACTAACCCTTTAATACCATTGCCAATCGTTGCAGGTGATATACTTCCTAATGTTTGCTGAAACATCTTCGCTTTTCCTGCAGCTTCTTCAAAGTCCAATGACATCAAAGAATCTTTCATACTACCGAATGAATTCGACACCTGCTCAAACTTACTGCCCGATGCGAATACTGCTACTTGTTCATTAGCATCTGCAAGTTGGTCTTTCAGTTCACCTGCTCTCATAGCAAGTTCCTGCATCTGTTTAGGGTCTGTTGCATTTGCAAGGTCACCTTTCAGTTCACGAAGTTCTGCTTTAATTGCTGCTAAGCCATTTAGTTTAATAGGAATCTCAATCGGTGATGCTGCCATATTATATAATGGTGATTATTGAAGTTGTGTTTTAATCATTTCAACAAAAGAATCAAATATGACTTTTTCTTCAGTTGTTAAATCTGAGTAAATCACTTCTTTTTGCTCTTGTGGCATAAAATCAGTTCCGTATTGTGCCAATGCTCTTTCAAATGGTGCAGTAGTTAATTGTACTACTATTTGTTGTAAATTTTCCATATTATTTAAATTATTATATTTCCTTGTAAATCGTGAACATTTATCATGCCTTGTGTTATGTTTGCATTAATAGAAGTAGTTGCTCCTTTAAACGCATTATTTGCATATTTGCAAGCATAAGCAGTACCACTATATATTGAATTTGCAGAAGCATTTGTAACTTGTAAAACACATTCGACAATTTCTGTATTATTAGCTTGTAATTCAACCGAATGACCGCTTGCATTATTCCAAGTACAAATTGAACTTGAATTATACATTTTAACTGAAACCCAAGCAGCTTTTGCGCCTGAACTTTTAGCAGTACAATTAATTATTGAAGCCCCAAATATACCCGCATTTGCTGTAGACTCTCCAACTGAATTTATAAAGTTACCTATACCTTGTATCCCACAAACAGCACTTGAATATCCCGAACAATTCATAAGAACAGTATTTGTATCAGATGTAAAAATTCCAGAGCCTGCAGTTGAATAACCTACGCAATTAAATAAATAACCATTCCCAAAAATCCCATAACTAGAGGTTGAATATCCAGTACAATTAATTAATCTAGCAGTAGTACCACTATTTACTGCGTAACTACCGTTACTTCTAAATGAGCAATTAACCGCCGTGCCAGCAATATTAGCATAGCCAACTGCTGAATAAAAATCCGCATTTGTTAAAATTCCACCCGATGAAACATTTAAGGATAAATTAGCTGATAATTCTCCTCTAAAATATCCTCCCGTTACTTTTCCACTAATCGCAGCTGCTAAACTAAATGTTGACTCAAAACTAACGCCATTATTTATGATTTGAGTCGCAGCATTTGTAACATATAATGGTAGTGAAGCTGTGGCACTTGGTGTCGCCGCTCCCATTCTTTTAAACTTAATATTAAATAATTCACAATACAAAGAAACCCCATTATCTTGAATACAATTTGTTGTTCCTGTATTATTTAAAGTATATGTATGACCGTTACCATTTATATTAACCCCATTTTTTAAATTAATTGAAACAGCTCCCGTTTCCGTAACATCTGCAAACATTTCAATAGTTTGACCACTTGAAGCAGCTGCCATTGCTAAGGTTAATGTAGCATAGTAAGTATAAACACCACTTGAATTTGATATACCGAATATACCACTTCCACCACCACTCGAAGGAGTAGGAATATTTAAGACGTCTGATACAAATGTAGCAGCACCAGTTCCAGTTGTTGTTAATGTTATTTGATTTTGTTTACCATTAAATGTTGACCAATTTGCCGAGCTTAATGCACCCCTATTTGTTGCGCTCGCAGTTGGTAGATTGAATGTGTGTGTATTAGTTGATGATGAAATATTGAAATCTGTTCCACTTGTTCCAACTGATAAAAGTTGAACATCTGCACTTAATCCATTTAAGGCTGTTATCCCAGTTCCTGCCATTATACCTGCTTGTTGTGTTACAGTTAATATAGTGGATGGTATTAATGGATGGGCAAATGGAGTAGTCTGCGCAGCTTCATAAAGTAGTCTAACGTGAGTATCTGGTGTACTCCACATTATTTGATAATAATCTCCTGCAACTACATCTAATACATAGTTCCAAGCTGCTATTATTGCAGATGCTATTACTCCTCCTGTTAAAACTATTTTACCACCACTTCCAGGAACATCTACTCCATTTTTTCTTAACCAAATATCTACAGTATCAGTGCCACTATTTGTTCTATCAAATTGTGCTGAAAATTGAATATTATAAACGCCAGTATTAGCAATTGTTATTCTTGTCAAATAACTTCCATCACTTACAATTGTTATCGTGTTACTTAAATCAGTAATACCAAATCTCATTGCATAAGGCGTATTAATTGCAGCAGCAGTTTGTATAGTATTATCCTGAAATGCCCCGTAGTATCCACTAGGTGTTATTGCTCCAAGTGTATTAGAAGATATAATAACCCAATTTGAACCCGTTGATTGTACAACAAAATAATCATATTGAGATAAAGACCAACTTGCAGCACCATCTATCAATTGACCACCACTTGCTAAGAATGAAATAGTACCAGTTCCACTATTCTTAACTACATACGTCTTACCTTGTCTACCTACTGCAGTTGGTAACGTTACATTGAATGAATTTGCAGTACAATTAACTAAATAATCAGAGTCAACAAATGAATAATTAGCAGTCTTAACTGCTTGTGGATATGTCACAGATGACTTGTGAATAAATCCAGTTTTAACAAGTTCAGATATTAGATTGTTATCTGCATAAAATTGAACTTTTGTACTATCATATTTTGTTTTATATCCTTCAAATCCATATTCTGAATTTGAAGGTGTCATTTTTCTATATGATTGTAGAAGATTACCACCATCTGTTGACTCTATTAAATCAAATCCATTTGTCGAATGGTTACGATTGTCGTCAAATGTTAAATCAGCATTTGCGTAATTGTCATTTATAGTATTTATGTTATCGTTTCCTCTATATATTCCATCTTCACTTACAACAAATCCATCTCCTTCAATTATACATTTAACGTTCGGCATTATTATGTTATTCTTGCCTTTAATATAAGCATCTGCACCTATTCCTACAGTATTGCTATTATCTGTTATTGTTTGATTTACTCCTGTATAAACTGCACTAAATCCACCGTGTGGTTTAATTGGTTTCTTCGTTATAAATGGTGCGAAATCTATCTCACTATCTGTAGATAATAATTCAACTTTTGTCAGTTGCTTATTATTAGCATCGTAGTCTATAATTTTGTTAATTGACCACCAAGAATTATCTATTCTAATCTTGTCGTTTAGCTTTAACTTCTGAATGTCATCTTCTTTCAAATTGAAGTAAGCAATCAACATCTTGCCAGTATTGATTTGGCTTATTGTACGTCTCCAATATGAATTATAAAGATTGTTATCGGTTGGTGTGTAGTCATCGTAGAACATAAAATCGCACAAAGCAAAGTTTATGTCTAACGTAGGATTCAACGCATCGTCATAGTGATGCATCAAAGGATATTCTAAGATTCCGTACAAGCCTGCAGAGCCTGAATCTATAATTGTATATTGACTGCACGATTTCATACCACCATCGTATAATATACGAAGATTAGTCTTAGGCGAACTACCTGCAACAATTGGAACATAAGCACCGAATATTGTTTGACCAATAGGTGAAGGTGAGAAGATTAATTCTTTTGTATCTATTCCTTTCACATACTCGTTGTCAAAGACATATTCCACTTGACCGTATATTTCTCGTGTAGTATCGTAGTAAGTTACGTTAGGTGTATCTTTATCTTGCTTGTATGTTAAGATAAGTTTCTTTGATGCTAGTTCTGGCAAGAAGTTTAGAATCTGCTCTTTGTCTTTTGCTAGTTTGTAAGTCCAATCTTTCTCAACTCCACTATCATAAAAGTCATCTCTAGTTTTTAGTATAAGTGTATTTGCGTTATTCGTATCTATCTCAACATATAGATTAAACATCTGAAATATTGACTTGACAAAATCTTTCTGCTTAATTTTATCAGGCACAAACTGATTCATATTCAAAAGTGTACCTACCGACAAAGTATTAGATGAGATATTAGCACTTAATTTTAAAGATGTGTAGTTAAGTTGAGGAGTCATTATAGCATCTACTACTGCATTATCCACCCAATGTAAAGAAGTGTTAGAGTTTTCAATTCTTAATCCTATCTCAAACGTTAATTGCTCCCCTGCTAATACATTGCTGACTGGAATAATATAGCTATTGTTTAAACTTATTATCGTTGTTGTACCTGGTGCAAATGGTGCAGAATTTATACCATCAGTCATAATGTCATATGGTATAGAATAAGTACTTATTGGATAAGCAGCGACTGCACTTCTGAATACTCTTATTTCTAAATAGTATCTTTGTTTTGGCAGTGATGTATATGAAAAGAAAGTATTTAATAAACGCAAATCTCCTGCAGTAGCATTCACAAGTTGAACATCTCCTACTATGTCAATTCCTACATTAACACATTCTGCTCCTGACAACGGAAAAGCACAAGTGTATACTCCAGTAGCAGGATTGAATAAAGCTTGAGTATCTACTATTTCAACAAATCCAGTTAAAGGCTCTGTGAAACCTGCAGTATATGGTGTTTGAACTATACTCACAATATCTGCTGCGTGAGTTGCTTCAACTGTATAGTTAGAATAATCAATCGTAACTAAATCACCGTTGTAAGGAATAAGTAGCTTGTCAAATCCACACGCAGCCAAAGAAGACCAATCATAATTATATCCTGCATTCTGAAAGATTCTATCGAAATAAACCTTTGCATAAATGGCAGGTCTAAAATCAGAAAGATTATACAAGTTGCCAGTCATCCACGTCAAGCCATATTTATAACCGTCAGTTACATCGTGAGTAAATGAAGAGTAAATGTTAGCTGAATTTATTGCGTGATTCAAATCCGAATAGTCAATGTCTCTTAACTCTTTAGTATCTATGTCAGTAAAGAATGTACTTGCTTGGTCTTTAATCAATACAGAATATTCAATGTCTTGTTCAAATGAAGTATCCTTTTGAATCTTATTAACTGACAACAACTGAACAAACGCATCTGCAAGAATCGGAATGCCATTTTGAACTACAGTACATTTAGTCAAAGCATTGATGTCGAATGTTCCTGCTACAATATTGACATCGTAGTAGTGGTTAAGCAAGTCGTGGTTATTCTTGTTGCCTACAAGTGTGATAGTCTTAGAGAATGCTCCTGCTCTTTTGCTTACATCACGAATATCTGCTACTCCAAAGTTTAAAGGAAAAGCAGTATCTTCTTTGACATCTAAATATCCAGTTGCTAGTTGTATTCTTACGTTATACATTGACAGTATTTTGATTTGCGTATGTAACTGTTATTGACTTCTTAAATAGTTTCTTGTTTCTTTGATTGTTTACTTCAAACGAATTCTCATTTATTGTAACTGCTGCATAAATATTATTAGGCAATTTTATGTAAACTAATGGCGAAGTAATCAACTGCTCAAAGTATATCGACATCTCTTCAGTCATCCAATTAGTATTTAAGTCTAAAGTTTTAGTCACGTTAGATGAATAGATTGTTTGACCGAATGATTCAGAAAAGTATCTCCATTCTCCACCATCAGTATTACCTTCAATATCTCTATTAAATCCTTGTTTCTGCACATTGCCTTTTTCGTATGCTCTCAACTGAAAAGCAAAACTGCCATAGCTTCCCATCCTATCTAAGAACAATAAAGAGTAGTCTTCAATCAAACATCGATAGTCAATGTTAACACGATATTTTCTTGAACATTGATTGCCTAAACTATCAGCATACCAAAAGTCATAGTATTGTGTATTAGTCTCTATAAGATTACCTACACCACTTACCAAAGTCAAAGTACCAAAGTTATTAGTTCCTACTGGAACACCTGCAATATAAGAATTTGCATCTACTACTTTACTGAATAAGTTACCACCATCGTTCTCAAAATAAGCAAAGCCTGTAGTCACATTGGCATTACCAAAGTTGATTATCAAGTCTTGATATAAAGTAGAATAGAATCCATTTTGTGGCATATCAGTTAGAAGATAATCTCTAGCATTATTCAAGATGTAGAGACTTTGGTCATAATTAATAAACTCTAAGAATGACCTCGCACCATTAAACACTATCTTTCTTTCTTCAAGTAATATATTTGGTGTGATAGTCTTTCTATTATCTGAGTAGCTTACCGTTCCATCTATCGCAGCATTTGTCACTTGAGACCACAATGAGTTAACAGTAAAAGAAGTAGTGCCAACTATTGACAATACGGTAAACAGTCCTTCTAAGTTTGGATTAGCTGCACCACCATCTGCTTGATTTATTCTAACTTGGTCGCCTACAACATACGAATGTGTTGCAGTTATTCTTACATTGCCTGAGTTATTAGACAATGAAGAAGTATATGTAATTGAAGTAATATACTCCTCGCCTATCTTCACATCGTATTTGTAAAATGAATTGATAGCAGGATATGTGACTGTGTTATATAACTCACTATCATAACTTACTTTCGTTTGAAGTAGTTTAGATATATCTATTCTACCATATCCAGTGCCATACTCTGGAAACACTCGATACTCTGCTATCTTTGTTGCACCACCAAAAGGATAGATGTCAAAGATATATTTGTAACCTAGTAGATTCTTGTTCGTGCCATCTACTATGAACTTAATCGGATTATACGCAGGTGTAAAATCTTGTGGTGCTGCTATTGATGTTATTGCCATATCTTATAATGGTTAATTTTTTGTTCGTGTTTTAGAAGCTGAAGTAACTATCATCTGTGTAGTAATTATCTTTTATGAATCGACCTGCATACTGGATTGCATCCATTGCATCGTCAAACAATTTGATTGGCTCATCTGTAATTGAATCACCTACTTTCTTCCATTTGTAGTTCTCATATTCTCGTTTAAGATTTGGATTGTCAAGGCATAACACTCCAAACGTTTTAACATTGTCAATACCTTTCTTCACTCCTTTCGTTGCGTTGTTTATGTTGTAACCTGCGATTTGTATCTCTGCTATTATCTCAGGTCTTGAATGGTCACCTAAGATATCAGCATTCTTATCCACTCCTATCTCATTCATTCGTTCTATCAACATCGTAGTAGTTAGATATGATTCATAGATTACTGATTCAACAAAGATATCCTTCTCATTCCAATAGACTTTCATTAATGCAGTTGGGTGGTTATATCCAAAGTCTAACCCATAACAGAATGATTCAAATCTAGCAGGTCTTTCTTTGACAAATTGCCAGTTACTATATATATTTGTTTTGCTTGTTGTCTTCTCACCTAATGCATAGATTTGATATAGTGCTTCATCTGTTCGTTTAAGGTCTTCTATCTGTCGCTTGATTGAATCAGGAAGGAATGGATTATCTTTGTATGTAGATTTTATTAGTATGCTTTCTTCTTCAGGAAGTTCGTATAACCAACTTGAACTATCTGAAGGATTATAGTCAAATATCATTGTATTCTCAGTTCTCATATTCAACTGTTGGAAGTCCTCAAACCAAAGTTCATTGGCTTCATTACACCATCCTATATCTCTTTTTCGACCTCTTATCTTCTGCTCGTCATCTACTGAAAAGAATTCAACAATAGAGCCATTCGCAAACCGATATATATTCTCACTCTTGTTATGGCTCGTCACCTCATAGATTTCTAAGTCTTTCATTATCTCAAAGAAATCACGCATTACCGTTGCTCTTAAAGCAGGAAACGTCTTCCTAACTATTGATACTACCTTGTTTGGATTCTGTAGACAATAGACGATTATAACTTGACAAAGTGAATAGGTTTTAGAAGAACGTGAGCCACCTTGATTGATTATAAACCTGGTAGCTGAATCAGATAAGGCAGTATAATTCTGCTCAAAGATTTTAGTTGCTTTGATTTCCACTTACAATCGTTACTTTGATTTCGTTTATCTTTTCACCCTGACTTGTCACATCCGTTTTTTCAGTTAATGAATTTAATCTTTGAGTAATAGATGGATTGAATTGACCAACCATACCTCCTTCGATTTGGTCTTGTCTTATCTTTCTCTTTATGCGTGAACAGATGTTCATATATTCATTATAAGCCTCATTCTGATTTACAAAATACTGATGTACAAAACAGATATTATCTTCACAATAGTTCTCAAATCCTTCCATTGTAAGTGGCGGTGTGTGGAATTCAGACTTCACTCCTGTTGCAGTTGCTTTTTGTATTTCTCTAGGCTTTAAACTTGATTGATAACCTTGAAATAATTCCCAAAGTTTCTCAGGTGTTTCTATATACTTATGTTTTGCCATTATTCGTATTTTTCTAGTTTTCTTGATAACACATTTCGTGGTACACATTTTGTGTAACTTGATTGAATTCAAATTCTTTTACATTTGAGTAAAAAACACAATAACAAGAATCAGTTGCTTTCAATAGTTTCTTAATTTTGCTCCATTGTTTAGTATGAAGGTCTTGATTGATTACTGCGATATAGTACTTTCTATCCTTTGACACTTTGAATGTAGTTAAATGCTTGATATAGTAGTTGTATTTGTCCGACATCCGATTTAATGAAGTGTGCATCTATCTCTATGTATATTCCTTTGTGTTGGAATATATATTCTTTGACTGATGCTATCATATAGTCGAGATTCACTTTTTCTTAGTTCGTGTTTTTTTCACTACCGGAACTACTTCTTCTTCCGTCAATTCAAAAGTTGGTTTAATTGTCGCTTGAACTTCAAAGACGTGACTTAATCCATTTCTTGAATACCAATCATAATGCTTTGGTAGTATTTTATCAATTATCACATTCTGATTGCCTAATACACTATTATACACAATAACAGTCTTGCCTTTATACTCATCCTTTATCTGCATTTTTCTCATATTCGTTTATTAATAAAAATATTATATGACTAAGAATCGCAGCAGCAACAAACTTGTTTGTGTATTCGTAATCATTCCATATTGCT